ATAGCGCCACCGAAAGTCGAAGCGAGCCCGTTCGTTGTGGGTGAACGCGAATTGCCGGGCGGATACTACCCGCTCATATACGACAATATGGTCGACTCACGTTCGGCGAAAGAAACCGAGCAGGACCTGATGAACCGTTTGCAGGCGGGCGGGTTCGCGCGCGCCGCAACGAGCCACGGCTTCACGATCGCGCGTGTCGGTTCCGGCGGCCGATCCGTCCGTGATGATTTGGACGTCCTGTTCGCGCATCTTGATGAACTGAGCCAGGATCTCGCATATCGAGAAGCTATTCAGCAGGCTGCCGAGGTGTTCGGCAACAACGATGTCCAGGACGCCATCCGGTCGACAATGGGTGAGTCGTTCAGGAAAGCTCTCGAAAGTATTTTGCTACAGACCGCGAACGGTAATCTTAATAACGCTGATATGGCGTGGGCCAGTCGCTGGGCGCGTGGCGCGCGGCTGAACATCACGACCGGCGTAATGGGGCTAAATATTCGTTCCCTGCTCACCCAGCCACTGGGGCTGACGCAATCAGTTACGCGCATCGGTGCAAAGACCGTCGGTAAAGGTGTCGCGTGGTTCTTCGCAAACCCGTCGAGAATTAACGAGAACATCAAAACGATACACGAGCTTAGCCCATACATGGCGGACCGCGCACGGACCATGACGCGTGAGCTTGATGAGATGACGAGCAGCACCGCTCGAGAGCGGAAACTGGATAAGATCCGTGCCTATGGTTACGCGCCGATGGTGTTCCTCGATGTCCTTACGGTTGCGTATCCAACCTGGTGGGGCGCCTACGACAGCGCCATGAACGGGAAAGTCGACGGAATTGATGACGCCGATGAAAAGTCGGCAATCCTGTACGCCGACAATATCGTGCGTGTGACGCAGGGATCTGGCGGCGCGCAAAACCTGTCGACGATCCAGATGGCAAATGAGTGGGCGAAACTGCTCTCTATGTTCTACGGCTACTTCAATACGACCTATAACCTCCAGGCGGAGGCGTGGGCGAAGGCCAGGGCAGATGGTTCGTCCGTGCCGCGGGCGTTGCTCAAGCGCGAGTTCATTGGACAGACGATAATGCTGCAACTTATTCCGGCGGTGCTTGCCGGATTATTGTTGGAGCAGTATCCCGACGAGGATGAAGTCGAAGAGGATCCCGCTTACGCATGGTCGAGCTGGACTTTAAAACAGCTTGCCAATCACGCGTCAGGGCAGCTCGTTATTGTTCGAGATGTCGTCGGGGGCATTACCTCACCCTTTGGCTACTCGCTCACCCCGGCAGAAAGCTACGGCGAGGCGCTTGTCGATTTTGGCAAAACTACCGTGAAAGTGCTTGAGCCGTTGTTTACGGAAGACGAGGACTTTGAGTTATCGCCCGCTGCTGCGAAGCGCCTTGCACGCGCGATGGGAAATCTCGGAGGTATACCGGGGACATCTCAGATCGTTCGCACGGGCGACTATCTCTACAAGTTTAGCCAGGACGATTTGAAACGAGATCCGGAAAACGTCTACGACTTCTTCCGCGGGGCAGTGATGCTCGGCGATCGGTAAGGATAAACACATGATGAATTCAACTGCCCGGCCGGGCGACTGGCCGGGTTTTTTTATTGGCCGGAGGTAACGCCAAATGACTGTCGCATCAGAAACAAACAAGGTCACGTACAACGGTGACGGGACGACGACCACGTTCTCAACGGCGTTCACATTCGCCGAGGACGCAGAGGTCAAGGTCACGCTCGTCGATAGCACGACGGGCGGCGAGACCGCGTTCACAAAGGGTACACAGTACACCCTGACGGGCGCCGGTACAGGTGCTGCGGGGACCGTGACAATTGTCACGTCACCGAGCGACTACACGCCGGCAAGTGGCAAGAAGCTGGTTATCCAGCTCGCACCCGATTTTCTCCAACAGACCGACCTGCCGCGCGGCGGCACTGTCTCACCAGCCGATACCCTGGAGCCGATGCATGACAGTCGCGTCCGCCAGATCCTTCGGTTGAAGGACGAGCTCGACCGCGCAATCAAAGTGCCGATCGATGAGACGACCGCGCCGAACCTCCCGAACGTGACGTCTCGCGCTGGCAAGATCCTGACCTTCGACAGCTCCGGCAACCCGGAGGCAGGTGACGAGATCGGTGACTACAAAGGGAACTGGGCCGCGTCCACGTACTACGCGAAACGTGATCTGGTGAAGGACACGTCCACGAACAATATCTTCAGAGCTAACACGTCGCACACCTCCAGCGGGTCGCAGCCTTTAACGTCGAATACCGATGCCGCCAAATGGGACAAGATCGTCGACAGTGAAGCTGCGAGCACATCGGCCACTGCGGCGGCGGCGAGCGCTACGGCGGCCGCGTCATCGGCGACAAGCGCGTCCACCAGCGCGACGACCGCGACCACCCAGGCATCTACAGCTACAACGAAAGCATCAGAAGCAGCGACCAGCGCGACAAACGCTGCATCGTCGGAAACCAGCGCGGCGTCATCCGCTACTACCGCTACGACGAAAGCATCAGAAGCCTCGACCAGCGCAACGAATGCTGCATCGTCAGCGACCAGCGCAACATCTTCGGCTTCGACGGCCACGACCAAAGCCTCGGAAGCCTCGACTAGCGCAACAAACGCTGCGTCGAGCGCAACAACCGCGACCACCCAGGCATCAACGGCTACAACGAAAGCATCGGAGGCAGCTACCAGCGCTACCAATGCGGCGACGAGCGCAACGGCAGCGGCATCAAGCCAGACAGCGGCGGCCTCAAGCGCCACATCTGCCGCGTCATCGGCTACTTCTGCGGCCTCGTCGCTTAGCACCTTCCAAGGTCAGTACCACGGCGCAGCAAGCAGCGATCCGTCGAGCGGCCTTGATGCGGGTGATCTGTATTTCAACAACTCGTCAAACGTCATGCGGGTCTACAACGGCTCGAGTTGGCAAGACGCGGCCGTTGATGCTTCGAGCTTTTTGACTGCTTCGGACAACCTCAATTCATTGAGCAACAAATCGACCTCGAGGACAAACCTCGGTGTAGCGATTGGTTCTGACGTGCAAGCATTTGATGCTGACACGCTAAAGGCTGATACGGCAGATGTTTTGACGGCTGGCTTTGCGGCAACAGTTCATGATCTTGGAACGATCTCGTCTGGAACTACAACACTCAACGAAGCAAACGGGAACTTACAAAAGTGCGTCAACGGCGGCGCGTTCACTCTGGCACCGCCATCAAATAGCTGCACCATTGTTTTGCAGATTACAAACAATGCGAGCGCAGGAGCCATTACAAGTTCGGGATTTACTCTCACCGATGGAGACACCTACAGCACTGGCAATGGAGATGACTTTTTCGCTTACTGCACGGTTGTCGGTTCGTTCAGTCATTTGACCATTAAGAAATTGAGCTAAGAAATGTTTATTCCTGCGGTCCAAGGTGGGCATGCAATTAACGACATTACGCTTGATATTACGTCGAACACGGCTGACGTAAATATTTTGTCGTTGGCAACTGCTGCTGGATACAACGCCGGAACTGACACAACGGCAATCATTCTTAATGTCGCTTCTGGTGTTGATATTACGGCTACGTCAGGCAATCCCGGGATTACTACTGGTGCGCTAAACGCTGGTTCGAACTTGACGATTAACATTGAAGGCAGCGTTTGCGGGGCTAATGGAGCTAACAACGCGTCCTCTGGCGGCGCAGGCGGCGCGGGAACCGACGCGATTAAATTCGACATTAGTTCGGGCACCGGCACCTACGAAGTGATTATTGCCTCGGGATCTACCGTGGGAGCCGGTTCGGGCGGCGGCGGGGGCGGAGGGGCAGGAGGCTCTGCCGGAGCACGGCTTACTGCAGTCTTCGATGGTAAAGGTGTTCTCAGTTGTCAAAGTCCCAGCCAATACGGCAGCGCAGGGTCGCAGGGTGCCAATGGCAGCGGAGGTACTGCCTGTAGGGCGCAGGCCGGTAATGCTGGCTCAACCGGATCGAGTGGAGGATATCCGGGTGGTCCTTGTAGCATCACAGTCGGTGCTGGGTCAGGGTCCGCAGGAGGTGCTGGAGGCTCCCCAGGCAAAGCTGTCAATTTTAACGGCAATACCGTCAACGTCACAAACAATGGAACACTCTACGGAGCGACAAGTTAATGGAAGTTCTCATTCCTTTTTCGGGTGGTATCAACAGCACTTATGCACTTTACCGCTGGCTAACCGAAACTGATCATAACATTACAGCGATCTACGCTATTGAAAGCTGGGTCGGCGTCAAAAACGGCGACAGTTGGAGGCAATCGCGAGAGACAACGGCCGTTAATAATATGGTCGAGTGGCTGAAAACAAACTGTAGAGAGTTTACTCTTGAGCAGAAAAACGACTGGCCGGTTACCGTCGAAGACATGCGGCCTATTCGGGATGGTTTTACGCAACTGCAGAATTACGGCATCGTTGTTGCGCGTTATCAGGGCTACTCCAACATAA